CCTAGGAAGGTGTACCACTCCCTCATAAAAGAGGCGACAGTAATCCTATTCCTCCACTATTAAGCCATAGCCTGCCTCTCACGAGGACGAGACTAGAGCAGCCCTCAACTCGAAAACCGTGAGCTCTCCATGCTATGAGGGTGGAAGAACACACACCACTCATTAACAACACATGAAAATGATTAACAAACTACCAACATTACGTTGGCTTATTGCTAAGCACTTTCCGGCTGCGAGACATGGAAACTACGTGCTCGCTGCTAAGTATTGGTTAGAGTGGTTGGACAGGCAACGCGATAACAAAGGCTTAAGGGCCTTTGATATGGCGAAAGCTGTCCGTAACCACGTAACCAAGTTCTTGGCGGGCGAACCCGTATTACACTCTATCGACCCACAAGTAGGCATCAATAAGTCCGGGCTCCCTAGGGCGCTCGGACCCTTAATGCCTCTTGTTAAGGGCGATACGCTCGATCTTAGGTTTCTCATGACGCTTTTGACAGTGTCAAGAGAAATGCACGGGTGGAAACCTGTCGACTGGTCTCCTATAGTAGATGCGCCTAAGGCGGACCTACAGTTAGTAGACCTGGATCGACTGGCCTCACACGTTACTAAGTACGAGTCAGGCATCATTCCAACAGACTGGGACACTCCTCACATAACATCTAAAGCTGGACCGCAAGGTCTAGCCTTAGATTATGCGATGGAGGACCTCCGTCTTCTGCCAGAATCCGGAATCGCTAAGGCCATCACTACTTTAGGGGGAGACCCCCTGAAGGAGTGGATGAACGAAGCGTTTTGGCTTCTAGAAAACTTACCGGTCTCACCGCAAACTCAACGCAAAGGGGAAACCCTTCGTAGAATTTCGGTGAAGAACGATAAGGAAGGAAAGAGTCGAGTGTTCGCGATTTTAGACTACTGGTCGCAGGCGAGCCTGAGGACTCTCCACTCTGAGATCTTGAAGATCTTAAAGAGGATACCCTCAGACTGTACCTTTGACCAGGGGTCTCGACTACACAAAGTCTCTCCCAACCCTTACTTCCACTCAATTGACTTAACCAATGCAACGGATAGGTTTCCTATCCAATTGCAGGTAAAAGTCCTAGAGAGGTTGATAGGGTCAGCTAAGGCGGAGGCATGGAAGCAAATCATGGTCAATCTGCCCTTCTCCATAAGGAGTTCGTCTCCGACGAAAGAAATTTCGTACGGAGCTGGGCAGCCTATGGGAGCATATAGCTCCTGGCCAGTATTCGCCCTATGCCACCACTTAGTTGTTCAAGAAGCGGCGGCTCGTGCGGGATTAACATCCTACACGAACTATATGCTTCTTGGGGACGACATTGTGATAGGGGATGAAGAGGTAGCTAAACACTACCTCGACATCCTACGCGAGTTGGGGGTGGAAACATCTGAAAAGAAAACTCACACGTCGAAAACGACGCTCGAGTTTGCTAAAAGATGGATCCATGGAGGAACGGAGATTACCGGCGTCTCTCTATCGGCCCTATCAAACTATACCGGCCCATCGGCCGTGATAGCGTGGCTAGAGCAGATAGAGAGGAACTGGCATCTTCCACTCCAAGCATACTCCCGATCTGACTTGGTCTCTCTACTTCGTACCTTATATCCACCAGTTAAGAAGATCCATCTCGAATCCGTGAGGATTTGGGAAGGTCGACTTATACCGTTATCGCGAACATCCTACTTCCAACAGGAAGAGAGAGTGTTCCGCTGCTGCCATTATCTGTTAAAAGATATGGAGAAGTGCCGATCAAGCTGGGAAAGTTATTTCCTAACCTTGATACAGGCGATTCCGGTGGTGAAGATGAAGTACGGGCAGATTGCTATCAGAGATACGGTAAAGAACGTGAACGCTTATATGATTAAACTCATTAAGCGAATCGCGGCTTCACCGGACTTTGATAGGGGTTTGTTGCCAGATCTCCCGCAACTTGTTCAGTCTCTTCCAGTCATCCGAGCCGCCCTAGCATTTGCTAGGGAGGGTCAAGCTGAACTGGACCGTATGGACAACCTTCTAGCGGAAGTTCGAGAAGAAGTAATTCTCCTTGAGCCTCCGGTGGTGGGGTTTGACCCTACGAAGATTGAAACAAGAGATAGAGATTCCATATTGTTCTATGTTCATAGTAAAGTTCCAAAAGAACTGAAACAAATGAACAAAGACTATCTCGCGATGAGAGCCGAGGTACTGTCGGGTGAAAATCCGACCGCGCCTTGGACTCCTCAAGCTGCCGTCTCTCCAGAAAATGAATTCATGGAGTGGCGACAACTAGTCCTACGTGCTAAGCCATAGGTCA